ACGCGTTACCGCGCATCATCCGTGATCGGACGACGCCTGCTCCGGCAGGCCCACCTCTAGAGGGACAAAATCGTCGTTGCCAACAATCTCGTCGCCACTAGAAGCAGCAAGGTTATCTTTCACACGCCCCTGGCGCCAGGCTCTAATGGTGTCAACCAAAGCGAACCCGAGGGGAAGGTCACTAACGATCAGCTTCACCCCCACTGGTGGGGGATCCGCCTCGGCTAGCGCTGCTTTTCTTTTGTTCTCCCAATGACGAGCGCAGGCGCTCAGTACTTTCTCGTCTTGGTCTTTCCGTGGAGGTGCGTAACACGCAGAGAGAGGTTTAGCGTCCCAAACCAAAGGTTTCCTCTTGTAACCTTCAAAGTCGCACCACCTACCGAGGTAGGCCTTGCTCTCTCTCTTGCGTGCAACCTCTGCACGGATTGCAACAGACTCTTCTTCCAGTGACAAGTCATAGCCCGCCGGCCGGGTCACAACTGGAAAAAGATTCCTCACCGCAGGTCTCGTCGAACCTGGTTGCGCTTTTAAAGCCCTCCGGATCTTAGCATCACCGAAGAGCGACAGCTTTAGATGCCACGGAATCCACGACGGAAACTTAACTTCCTGCGAAGCGAGGAGCTTCGCGTTCAGCCTCATAACCCTCCTGAACTCCTTGACAGATGTTGTCGCCTGCCAAGCGCAACGCGCTACATCGGCCGTCTCACGGGCCATGTAAAGTGCGGCTAAATTTGTCTTTTTTTTCAACTCACCGTTGACGAAAAGGGTGGAATTGATTTCTCCCTTTTCTTCATCGACCATGGTCTTCTCAGTGTTAACCTCGAAGCCCACGATCGACCCCCACTTGACGTGCGACTCGCTATACAGTGCCGAGTTTGGGGTAGGTGATCGCAGTAAGAGATCATCGCCATTGATGAGACAGCGATGACTCGTCCATTCCTTGAACGAGATTTCCTTCTTCTCGCAGAGATCCCAGAGAGCGAGATCAACGACGGTCTTATTGAGGAGACACAGCAATGGAAAGCTCATCACGCTTCCCATCGGCTGTCCCCTCGGTGCAACAGGGCCATCCTCTTCGAGCCGAAGCTCTCCGAGGACGTCAAGGCACGCCTGTTCCTCAAACGTCAATCTCTCTGCCTTCTCTTTGAGGACAGCTATGGCAAGCCGAGTTACCTCGGATTTGATTCTGTCTGTCGCCTTCTTAAAGTCGAACGACATGTACGGACCCTCACCATTTAGCTGTCTGACTTTGTCAGGGGTCGGATCCCCAACCAAAAGCCATCCCTTCCTTTTGAGACTCCGATAAAGGGCATTGTGAAGAGGAGTAAGAGTTTCCGTATTGTAACTGCTGTACATAGTTACAATCCTGGGCTTGCCAGACGAGAAGACCGCGCCTGGTTCCGCAGCTTGTGAAAACCCTTCCTCATTCCAATTGCCACCCTCACATCGTGAGTGCGACGACGTCGCATGCCCATTCGGGATATAGGCATCTCCCTTTCTTTTGTCCCACCCCTGCGGCACGTTCATCCGCAGTGCGCGTGTTAGCATCGTAACCTCTCTCTCACTGAGAGGTTCGACCTTCGCTTCGAACAATTCTCTTTCCCAAGTATCAACCAAGCCGTCCATCTGGGATGAACAAAACTTACACGGCCGACGAACGATTTTCGCGGCTGTCTTGATTGATAGCTCCCCTAATTCCGGAAGGTACCGGGGGAAGCATTGACGAACTGCTGATTTAAGAGAAAAACAATCAACAGTTGTGGGTACGGTCTGGCCTTTCAAAGTACGTAGACCCCGAAACCGCTTTAAGTGCCTTACAGCGCTTAGTGCATACCCACTGTTACGTTTCCCCTGAGTGCACTCCTCAAGTTCAACGTCGCCCGGTTCAAGAATCCCCCAGAGGGACGCAGGACCGAGCGAGTATTCTTTTTCTTTTTTTATAGTCTCCGAAAGGATTTCGCCAACTCGAGACTCCCCTGATCTATCGGGACAGGGGACGGGCAACTCGCCCTCAGGCGGCCTTGAAGAGCGTCCACACTCTTTGGTTTTAACAACTTTTCCTTGTTCGTCTTTTTTTAAGAGGTTCACCTCCTCAAGCTGGGCTTGGACGTGTTTCTTTCGATTCTTTAACCGTCGAGTCGTCCTAACTCGGCGGCCTCTTCGCAGCTCTCCGCGCAGCCCAACGGCCGCACCCCCTGACCCCGAAGGCGGGGCGACGAACTGGCAAGCAGGGACTCCTGACTGGGCCAGAGCTGAGAAGGGATTCAGACATGCAAAACGGGAAAACATATCTGGTGTACTTTTTTCGGAAGGTATCAACCCCAGTTGGTTAACTCTTTTGCCTTTCGTATGTTGCGGCTTGGGACGCCAGTTCACAGTGCATTTACAGTTTTGTCTGCCGACCAACATCCTAGGATGTCAATCTACCCCTTTGGGGTGGTCAGGGGCACTTTCTGTTAAAGTGTGTGAGTGCCAAATCCACGGGCTAGCTCGCTACAACATTTCTTACCATTATGCTGCAGGTCAGCCTTCCCCATCATTCTTTCAGACCGAGGTCCAGGTCTTTAAACACGGCGCGGTTGTACCGTGAGTAAAACACTCGAATA